TCTGTCACCTGCCCTACTAGGTGGCCTTACTTACAAGGCTCTAAGTAGCTGTGTATCCCGGCTCACAGCTAAGCTCTGGTACTAGGGTGCTACCGTAGCGCCCTCTCCCATGCGTCCCCTATCAGACGGGGCTATCTACTACCTCCTTACAGGTAGTCTAAGTAGCCTGCCCTTGTCCATAGGCAGGCATATGGCTACTTCCTTGTAGTAGCATAAGCAGGTACTGTGGTTCTCGCCTAGTACCATGGCTAGTACATGTCATGCATGTACATTGGGTATCAGTACGTCTGCTTTACAGGCCTAGTTCCCCATGTGCTCACACTGCACACAGGCTCCTGCTAGTACTCGGTGTCACGCTAGAGGCTATGGCATAGTGCCTGCTCTACCCTACGAGTACGTTATTTGGGCATGGGCACGTGCACAGGCCCTTGTTGCAGAGAGCTTGTGTACGTGGTGTATTGCTACACACCCAACGATACAGCACGTATGCACGTTAAGGCACATGGCCTGGCGCATACTCATACACATGCACATGGCATGCGTACTACGACTGATACGAACGGATACGTCCTTGAGTCCATAGCGCCTGGATACCAGTAACTCTCCATTTCTGCGCTATAAGTGTGGTTAGTACGTAATGTACTAGGCTTTGACTAGCCTGCCTTAGTCATAGGGCTGCAACCCTAGCGACATTGGCATAAAAAGAAGGCCATGGTCATGCCCTCATCATGGGTCATGATAGTCATGCCATAGGGAAATAAAGGGATAGGGAAAGAGAAGGCACACTACTTATATAGCGCCGTGTGCTAGGGCGCTTTGTCACTAGACGGGGATCCAGTACTTGGTGTAGTACTGGCCCCCGTCATAGTCGACGGTGACAACCACTCCGTGAGAGCGGATCTCGACGATCTGATCAGCCCAAGCCCCCGCGAGCGCTTCCACCAGGTCACTGGTGGGAACGTACGCTCCAGAGAACATCTCCACCGGGTTGGTGGAGACGTGCTCTCCGTAGGAGTGCAGGCCGTCGACGTTGAGAGTCAGACAAAAGAACATGAGTTTCTCCATGTGATGAGATAGTAAGCGTCTCGTTGACCAGAGTTGGTCGTAAAAGAAAAGGTGTTGTGCTTCCGAGCTTGACCCCGGTGGGCTCCGAACGTAGAGGGACCCTACCTTCAACACACTATAAATACCTGGTACCAGTCTGCTCTCTCCATTTCCCCACCCTTCACACACGGATTTCCCCAAAATTTTAATTCAAAAACCCTGGTTCCCCACGCGTTGGCGCTTAGGTTGTACGCATGACCCACGACGCTATGTACGCGCTCAGCACGGCTCTTCACGAGCTCTTTCGCACAAGCGCATCCAGCGAGCTTCTGCAGTTTCATGCATACAGGTACAAGCACTTTGTTGACAACAGTCCACGAGGAGCCCACTGCCGATACGCGCGCGCCACTCTTGTTTGTTACGAACAAGACCAGGAGCGGACACAACTAGCAGAGTACTTGAAGAACCGTTGGCATGGTCAACACCTGGAGCTACTATGAAGCTACGAATTGTCAGTGACGGCACCCAAGCCGGCACCCACGTACTAACCGACACAGGCGAGGTTGTTGAGGGCGTTCAGGCGCTTTCCTTCACCTGTGCACTAGGCGACGCACCCGAGGCACTGCTGGTTCTACAACCAGTTCAGTGTGAGCTTGTTGTCGACGCCGCTTTCACACTGGCTGAGCAGGATTGCTCCTTTGGTGTTCAAGACCTGCCAGTCACGCAGCAAGACCTACTTGCGTTCCTACCGGAGATCCCCGATGCTGATTAAACCTACTAGCTGCCAAGTAGCTGAAGACCCGAGCCTGCAAGGCGCGGCCTTGACCCTAGAAGCAGGCTGGGCCTGGACGCTAGCAGACGGCCAAGTCCGTAGCTGCGCTGACTCGGCAGCTGCTGAGGCGCTACTAGACCACATTGTCGTTCTCGAAGGCGAGCTGCTCGATGCCCGCAGGGCCTCCAGTGCCTTTGATGCCCTGGCTGGCGCTGTGCGTGCTAGCAGTCTACTCGACGTCCTTGATTCCTACGAGGTTCAAGACGAACAGGCAGGGTGCTGATGAGTACCAAGCTGGAGAAGCAGGCGAGCAGCGCCACGGCGTTGGCTACGGCGCTGGCACCAAGCGCAGAACAGGCAGGGTACTTGGCTACCATGTCTGCTGCTAAAATCCAGCGCGTCAACAACTCTCTTAACAGCATGAAGCACGGGCTGCACGCGGTCGCACCCGTTACCTGCGGGGGCCCGACAAAGTGTCCATTCATCGCCCATTGTCCGATCCCTACTAGGCAGCAAAAGATTGACAAGGACTACGGCGCTGCTGCGGATTACCCGCTAATGCTTCCTTGCGTCCTAGAGAGCGCTTATCAATCCCAGCGCATTCTTGATTACTGCCAGCACCTGCAGGTAGACGTAAACAACCCAATCGAGATGTCTGTTGTAAACGAGCTGGCTGTTCTGGACTTGCACAAGAACAGGGCGTTGATGATCATGTCCGAAGGCGACCGTGATGGCGAGGGCAGGGACTTTCTTCGGCAAGACCACGACTATACTGAAGTAGGCGATGGTCACGAGCTAGTTAAGAAAACCACGCTGCATCCTGCTTTCGACGTACTCGATAAACTAGAGCGCCGTCGTGAACGCCTGCTAGAACGCCTGCTCGAAACTCGCAAGAGCCGTGCAGAAATCGACTTGAAGCGAGGCAACGTCGTAGCAGACTCTAACGTACTGCGCGAGCTTCAGGCTGTACGCAAGTACCTGGAGCAAGCTAGCACCTCCTCCATGGATGATCCCACTGCGCTTGATTTGCCAGACTAGAAGCGTTAGGCAGTACATGTTAGATTGAAAGGGCTCCTCGCGGGGGCCCTTTTTTGTGAGCGCCGTATGCCACTTCATCCAGTACTTCATCAGGCCGTACTGCTAGACTCCGAGACCCTTGGTCTTAATCGTAAGTTCACTGGCATCCATGAGCTTTCTCTCTTGGAGCTGGAGAAGCGACATGTCCGTGGCTGGACTGTTGCTCCTAACGCCGTGGAGGTCCAGGCTGCTGCTGCACAGGAGCGTACTGGACTGGCGAGCGCCTACCGCGATGCCTACACTCGGGTACCCACGGATAAGTCCACAACGTGGATGGATCTCATTAACAAGCAGGCTGCCAAGGAGGCAGGCCGTCGTATCGCGCTTGATCGCACTATGGCTGAGCTTCGCGCGCGCACCCCATGGATGGCACAGCAAATCCCCCGTCACCCCCACCTACTTGGTAACAAGGAACTCCCGGGGGAACTAGCTGCCAGAGCCGCACTCATGAAGAGCTATGGCTACACTGCTGACCTAGGTAGACCAGCTACTATTCAGGGACTGCTAGGAAACGAGCTTCCGGCAGCAATTCGCGGAAAGACAGTCTGGATCGCTAACGCGGCTTTTGAAGCAAAGCACATTGGAGCCCAGCTGGCTGCTGAGGGCCCAGAGGCCGCCTTGGCTTTTAAGTCCCAGTTCGAGACCTTTAATCCCCGCAGTCCCGACCCCTTTTACGTTACAGGCTCAGAGGTGTCGCGTGCACGTGTCGTGGCAGGCCAGAGCGGTGACTGGACTGGCGTTTGGCGTGCGTACAAGGCCAACGTACCAGCAGCGGGTCAAACCGCAGTACGAGACATCCAGGACGTAGTACGGGCCGTACACTCGTATGGGTACAAGCTGGGGCTGACCTCCGCTGACTTGTCGTACATGGGAACCAGCGTGGAAGCATCTCACAAGATGTTCGCTAGCGCTATGGGTGATGGCGGTCGCTTGACAATGGCTGAATTTCACCGCGCAGCCGAGGACCTGACGCTTCACGAAGCTTATGTACTAGAGCGCAGCGTCGGCGCAGCCGAGGCCCTTCAGCAAGTGCACGAGAACACCAAGCTGGGGGCGCACTATCGACGCCAGGCTCAGACTGGGGCTGGGCCTCTGGCTGAGATGGCAAGGTACTTTAGTGCCCTGGAGGCACACGGCCCTGCTCTTATGGAAGAGCAGTTGCTAAAGCGCTTGCACCGTGGAGCCCAGGACATTGCTGCTGAAGACCACACGTACCAGCGAGTTGGTGACGTCCCGTACAAGCAGATGCATATGACGCCTGACGGCACCGAGGTTCCTATTTGGCGCCTGCAAGCACGCCGAAGGGCGATAGACAACATGGATGAACTAGCGAGCGCGTTGGATGCCGAAGGACGCTACGGTCGCTATGGCGCTAGCGCGCAGGCTACGTACGAACGCATGAGCGCGCAGTCGCCAGATGAGCTAGCCGGCTGGGTACACGCTGAAGTAGGTAAGCTGCGTGCTAGCTGGAAGGACGCTGTGCCGAGCTCGGCAGCAAGTAGGCTGGCGGCAGCCGAGCGACCTGGCTGGGCACGCCTAGCAGCCGAGGCTGCACAAGCTGGTCGGGGTGCAGGAAAGTACTTGGCAGCAGCCGGGGGCATCCTGGCGTTTATGGGTGCAGGCGTAGGTGCGTTCCAGGATGCCCCCGAACAACCTAGTTCTGTACTTCATTACGGATATAGAGACTGGGTGCAGCAAGAGCGAATTGAAGGACTGAGCGAGGGAACCGTAGCTAGTAGCCAGCGGCACCAAATGACAGACTTCGGAAGCCCATACCGTGGTCCTGTAGGGGTTGAGCAAGTATTCATTGATCAACAACTCCTCCGCGAGCGCGAGCGCTGGTTGCGAGCACAGTACGGAGCGCGACACTATGATCCCGCAGCCGGCGCCACACAGCCGTTTAGAGGCTGGAGATTCAGTAGCGGCAACAAGTACATCCACGCTGGCCAGCAAGTGGCTGGAGAGGACTATGGTCTACGCGGGAACCTAATGGCGTTGAACATGGACGGTGGCTGGAAAATGGAGGCGGAAGACGCTGACACCGTGGTAGTAAAGCGTGGTGGCATCCGAGGGGCTCTAACTAGTTTCTTCGGAATGAACAGGGGCTTCAGCTTCCGACTTGCTGGTGTCGACTCACCGGAGACTTCTCACGGAGCTGGCAGCTACCACGCTCCACAGCCTGGAGCGACAGAGGCCGCCCAGGCCGTGCGACAGATTCTTGCGGGAGCAAAGAACGTTCAGTTGATGTACGACCCAACCCAGATCACCTACGGTCGTATGATGGGTGCTGTTATCGTCGATGGACAGAACATGAACTTCCAGTTGGTTCGCCAAGGACTTGCAGCGCACCTGCCGTTCGGCAAGTACGAGGACAGCATTATCAACTACGGCGCCCTGAAAGGCGCTGAAACCCGAGCGTATCAGACCAACCGAGGTATCTGGGCTCAACCCTGGGCACGAGCGTTCTACGAGCATGCTGAAGCCAGCGGCAACCGAGTTACCTTCAACACCTTGGCAAAAAGCTCCAGCATTGTGCAGAACACTGGCACGATGGCAATGCTTAGCATGATGGAGCAAACTCAGCGCAATGGACAATTCGGCGAGCGCGATACTTTGGTCGCCCGCGAACTAGGCGCGAGTTATCGTGTAGGCGCCGACAAGGTAGAGCCCTGGGCTATGAGCGCGCCCAGCAGGCCGTCTCACAGCTACATGACAGAGCAACTTGCTGATATCTCGCACTTTACCAAGACCAAGGGTAGGGGGCACCTGCAGAACAAGTTCAGCACCCGCGGAAACTACGGGCAGTTGGACAACGCGATGGTTCTTGATACACTGGGGACATCAGACAATGTTTGGACACGCAGGAAGTACGGGTCATTCGAGAAGTACCAGAGCACCAAGGTTCTAAATAGAGCCAGGAAGGAACGAGCTGCTGCCGCACAACGGCAGGCACTTCGAGCCATGAACGAGTCGCCCATTGGCCACCATAGGATGTAGAAATGCTTGGCAACTTGCTTAACAACTTCGGATCTTATGCCCAGGGCGGTATGGCGTGGATGGCTGGTTTCGAACCTGTCATGTCCGGTGCGCACAATCCTGGCTTCATCGGGCCTCCCAACGCAGGCGCTTACCATGGTGCAGGCGCTATGCCCTTCGGCCCATTGCAAACTGGAGTAGCTGGTCGCAACAGCCTGACTTGGCGAGGGTGGGGCACTCAGTGGACACAAGATGGTGGCAAGTTCCGGCCGCTGGCTCCCGATAAGGTTACCGGCATCAGGAAGTGGGGTGGTATTGGAGGCAGTGCTCTCGGCGCTGGCCTCAGCGGTTACTTCATCTACCAGGGATTCAAGGAAGGTGGACTGTCTGGAGGTAAGGATGCTGCGGTCTGGGATGTCGCAACTAGCTCTGCTGTAGCTCGCTTTGCCTACGGCGCTGTCGGAACCTCGGGGGTCGCTGGCGGACCAGGCTCCAGTCTCAGAGCGCGCATGGCAATGCTGGGCGCTAAGCCTGCTGGAGCTAAAGTTGTGTTCGGCGGAGGCGCCGGACTCCTTAGTGGCGTTACCAGATCTATTGGCGCCGGTATCGGCGCCAGCATTGGTCAAGGCGTTTTGGGTACACCGGGCGCTTTCATTGGTGGTTACATTGGGGTCGCACCCATCAGGTTCATGGCCACTCACCCGCTGTTGGCTGCTGGAATGATCGCAGGTGCTGCGACTGCTCATGTAGGATACGGAACCTACTCGGTAGTCAAGGGCACGTACCAAGCTGGTGCTGCTCATGCGCAGAACCAGAGAGGAATTAACACAAGTGGCTCCATGGCGGCGTTTATGACCAGTGGAGCTCAGACTATGCGCGCGCGCGCAGTCCAGGCGATTCACAAGAGTCACCTGAACGCCCGAAGCGCCCTAGGTCAAGAGGCCGGCTTTATGCATGCGCCCGGAAAAAATTACCACAGTATGTACAGATAATGCCCGAACGAATTAAAAGACTAATGGGGCTGCTTGAGCAGCTTGAAGTTAAGACTGAAGAGAACGATGCACTCAAGACACTCTTCTACTTCTTTCCTGGCCTGGCCATGATTGCCAGCGAAGAAGGGGACATTGTCGCAGTGAGCCGAGGCTGGGAGCAGGCTATCGGTTGTACGCCTGAGGAGATGGAGGGGTGTTGCTGGAAGTGTATGGTCTGGCCAGAAGACGCTGAATCCACTGCTGGGGCTGTACTAGAGCTACATGATGATGATATCTTTGGTTTCGTAAACCGATGGGTCCATGCAGATGGTACGCCTGTGACACTGAAGTGGACGGGCGCAAGCTGGGTGGACGTTGGGGACAGGAAGCTAAATATCTCAGTCGCCGAAGTGATTGAGCCCGAGGCATCTGATGCCTGAGGAATCGAGGACTACCTTGCTAACGGAAATCAAATTGCTCCTACAAGAAGAACTAGGTGACGTCCGAGAGGCTATGAACGAGATCAAGCTGGAGTTCGCCTCCCTGCGAGGGGACACCATTGCCCGCGCTGAGTTTCAAAAGGTCCTGGACGCAGAAAGAGATAAGCGTGAGGCGGCGGAAGCGGAAGGCCGCACTAAGCGCGAGTCCTTGGAGAAGGACATCGCGTCACTAAAGGCTGACCAAGCCAGCTTGGCGACCACCATGAAAATCTATATCGGTATTGCTGGTGGCATCGCAGCCATTATTGGCTCTGGTGTAGGCGCCTTGCTGTTTGCTGCCCTGGCCTGACTATGGACTTTGCTGAGCGTCAGCATTACTCCGAACAGATCCTGGGCGCTGCCGCCTGGGAGGCCAAGAGTGTAGTGGTGGTTGGGAGTGGAATCTGGTTCGATGGACTTGAAGGGTCCATCGTCAATCTGCTAATCACCAAGTACCACCCCTTCACTAAAGAAGTATACGTGCTCCCGGCCCTTCGAGCAGTCTTCCAAAATGCAGGTCGAATTCAATTTGTTGACTTTGGCCCCCCGGCCCGAGCTACCGCCATGCTGGGCAGCAGGGGCGTGCCTCCTGATTTGATCTATCTTGTCGAAGACTCACCTGGTGTGCATCTTTCTGACTGGGAGAAAATGGTTGAGCCTTTCATCGAAAGCTCTTGTCCAGTAATCCTTCTAGGAGATACCAGTGTCGACACTTGAAACCATTAAGGAAAAGCTGTACATCGAAAACGAGTATGGAGTTTCGTACCAGGACCCTGACGCTCGCCTAGAGGATGAGGATGTTGAGTTTCTTGTAGACAGGTACGGCATCGAAGCCAACAGGCATCGAAGCTGTATTAACTGTCAGGCTCGACAGATCATCAAGTACCAGGGGCGACGCGACAAGGATGATGTTCCTATCGAGGAGTTTCGAGTGCCCTGCAAGGGTATTGCAAAGAGCCTGCCACCAGGCTCGGCAGCTGCTCTCCGTCGCATGATTACGAAAGAGGGCATGGAGCCTGAGCGTGCCAAGCTACTGCTTATGAGCACCGTTGACCCAGTGGCTTGGGCCAGCCTGATGTTTGGATTCGATGATTCTGAACGCACATGGCATTTGCGAAGCTACCAGAAAGAGCAGCTTCGATGCACTAGTGAGAAGCTAGTTATCCGCGAAGGTCGTCGTAGCGGCAAAACCTTTATCGTTGCCCTCAAGCTAATCTTCTTGGCTTTGAATAGGCAAGTCCAAAAGGGTCGTAACCCCGAGACCGGTGAGCCCAGTTACACCGGTCCGGAAATTATGGTTGTTACACCGTTCCAATCTCAGCTGCTAAACATCTTCGACGAAATGGAGAAGCTGCTGAAGCGCAATGCTGACCTGATGAAGCGCTGTACCACCAGTACGGGCGGCTCACTTTACGTCAAGACCCCATTCTTTCATATGGATTTTGACAACGGTGCGGTAATCAATGGATTTGTTTCTGGTGTAGCCACCAAGGCCGATGGCTCTGGTGGTGGTACTATGCGTGGGCAGAACGCGCAGGTTGTGTACGTCGACGAGATGGACATGATCCCCGAGGAGACCCTAGACAAGGTTGTTATCCCGATTCTCCTGACTGACCTTTTGGGTGAGGTGACGTTTATCGCCACCAGCACCCCGATTGGAAAGCGTGCGAAGTTCTATGAATGGTGTATGGATGATCCAACCTGGAAGGAAGATCATCTACCTAGTACCGTGTTGCCCCAGTGGGAGAAGAACAAAGCCACCTTTGAGTCGGAAGGCAACGAGGAAAGTTTCAAAAGCGAGTACATGGCGCTATTCATCGACGCTGCCTACGGTGTCTTCAAGCCAGGCTACGTGTACAACTGCATGAAGGACTACAGGTACGAGGACTGCTTGAACCCTCGCTGGTGGAGGGATGGAGGTAAGGTTCCAGACAGAACCAACCTGGTCACTTGTATCGGAATCGACTGGAACAAAAATGCTGGCACCGAGTACGTGGTCGTGCAATACGACCCCAACTCTCACAAGTTCCTTATCGTTGATGTGGTCAATGTAGGGGCGTCAGAGTTCTCTTCTGTCAGATGGAAAGAAGAAGTCATTCGCTTGAACTACAAGTGGAAGCCCGACTATATCTACGCCGACGAAGGCTATGGCCACACTATTATTGAGGACCTGAAGGTAATGAGCCACCAGGTCTCGGTAGGACCAATGAGGACGCGCCGCGATGTAGAGACCGCGAAGATCAAAGACCGTCTAGTGTCCTTCAACTTCAGCCAGAAGATTGAGTTGCGCTCTCCTGTTGATGGCACTCCAATTTCGAAGTCCGGAAAGGACTTCCTTGTGGAATTTGCTGTGCGCGTACTAGAAGATGGCATCTTGTGGTTCCCCGAGTCTGAGACGCAGCTGAGGAAAGAGCTACTCAATTACGTGGTTCTGCGCAGGTCGCCCACTACGAACAAGCCGGTATATGGCCCTGAGAGCAGCAAGGTTGGAGATCACCGTCTAGATGCTACGATGTTGGCGCTAGCTGGCATCCAGCTAGAGAACGGTCTCTACTCTGCCAAGGCGCTAGTGTCTAGTGTGCCCAAGTACCTGAATAAAAACACTCTAGAAGAGCGTTTGCGAAGACAAGAGCAAGACCCTGATTCCCCAGGAGCCAAGGTGCTTGGCATCTTGCGTAGGCAACAGACTGCATTCCCTGGCGCAATCGATATTTTGCAGTCACACCGCGTTGGAGAAACTCCAGCTGAAGCCATGGCGAGAGGCGCTCAAACTCAAAGATCTACTCGCGTCCACAGCCGGACGCGAGGTAGAATGCAGGAAGAGCAGCACACCGTTGAGCAATGGCTCAAGGGCAAAGCTGCTGACTATCGTGGCTACGCGGACGACACTGAAGAACTGTACGAGGAGTCTAGAACTCCTAGCTCACACATGGTGAGTCGTCGTCGCAGCAGGAGCCGGGGTATCTCCAGGAGAAGGCGATGATCAAAATCAATCTAATTAAGTCAGCTGTCGAGGCTGCTGGGAAGGGCTCTAGAGCGCCCAGTGGGTTCTTGGCTAATACCCTTGCAGGTGGCGCTATCGGAGCAATGGCAGGTGCTGTTACGGGTGGCCGCGATGGCCGCTGGAGTGGCGCTATCGGCGGCGGTCTTGCTGGAATTGCAGGTGGTGCTGCGCTAGGTCGCTTTGCCCGTAAGGGCGCAGGCTGGAGCCAAGGTATGCTCAAGCGCGGAAACGACATGGTTACGCATCCTCGCGTACCAGACTTCATGACTAATGCCTTCCAGGATGGTAGTGTTAGGAAAGCTATAAAGGGTTTCCACAGTGCCAAGAACAGAAGTACTGTATTTCGTTCCGGCGCCCTACTTGGCGGTGGCGCTTTCGGACTTATGTTTGCTGGCAACGGCAAGTCGCACAGGCGTGGCTTTAACGCCAACCGTGGAAATGGCTTTGGAAGGTAATCATGGGTCTAAAACTCTACAATGATGATAAGACGATTTTCGGAACACTCCCTGTTCAAAAAGCTTCGGAAGATAGTAGATTCGGTCCACAGCGAACTCACAGTGACGGACGCCTCGGTGGCGCCTTCGAAACTGTGGTTTATGTGCGCAATGACGATCCTAGTACTTACTTCACCGACATCGTAATGAGCTACGAGAGCGAACTCTACAATGACGTAGGAGAGTTCGGAGATAGCGGATGGGGAATCAAGTACATGTACGGGGAACGCCGACCGACCGAGGCCGAGTGGGATGAAGTCCGTAGTGGTGAGCCACTAGCCCTCCCAGACATCGGGTCCACGGTAGCTGCAGACACATACACTTATCACCCCTTCTGGATGAGAGTGTATTGTCCTGGTGGTACTGCCGCGCAGCTTCGAGAGAACCAGCGCCTCCGTATTAGCTATTACGAGCGCAAGGTTGGCGCCTGATGGCAAGCAAGATCCCTGATCTAAACATCCCTCTTCTTGAGGACCTGTACCATCCTGACTTTGACCCTACCCGACTACCTCTAAATCGTGCTCCTGCAATCGAACCTCCCAATACGAAGGAGATTGAAAGGAAGCTCAAGGAAGTTGAGGCCCGGTTGTTCTCAGAGAATACGCCTGCGCCCCTAACGAAGGAAGAGGCTGCGGCTGTCGAGCTTCAAGTCGATGGCTTGCAGTCTGCTATCGCAACCACTCGCAGACGCATCCACAGCATCCAGTCTAAGATTGAGAAACTGGCTGTTCCCGAAGGACAGCCAGAAGTTAGTTTTGTTGTTGACTTGAAGAAGAAGGCAAGACTGCGCCGCGCAATTCAAAAGACCTTTGGCATTAAGCCTGAAGCGCTAACGTACAGCATGTACATGGCTGCGTTGAATGCTAAGCGCGAGATCGAACAGTCGGAAGCTGACGATTACACTTCCGGAAACTGGGAGGACTGATGGGATTTCTAAAGAAGGCCGCAAACGAAGAAGACTCTTCCGACGAGACCGAGCAGCTTGAAGAGCAATACATGAAGCTCTACCCAAAGATTGGCAGAGACTTCGTGCACAAGGAAGACCTAGAGGCTATGCTCCGTCAGATCATGAGGCTACTTGATCCTGCCGGGCTATCGCCTATCGATATCTCCGACGACTCTGAAGCTCGCCACAGAGCGAGCGAATACAAGACTTTCCTAGACGACGATAAGAGCGGAGCGGAAGTCTACCCAGACCTCATCAAGCTTGGGGACGAGTAAAGATGTCAGTGCCTAGTGGCGTACCGCCCATCAACTACGAGAACGCTCACCTGTACGAGCACCTTGCATTCATTGTTGATGAATTCGAGAAGGCCGCGCTACGCAGTGGGACTCGTCAGGGGATGCTGGTTACGGCCCAGAGCCCGTTGCAAGCCATGGACCAAGTCCTCGCTAGCTCAAGCAAGGCCCTGGCTATGGGTAGAACTGCCAGTGCCAAGCGCATTAGCGACCCAGAAGGAACTGATGCTGGAGCACAAACCCACAACGATATCGAAGTGGTCGCCCAAGCAGAAGATGGCGAGTTGCTGACCGACGACTGCAAGAGCGATGTGCTCGGTGACAGTACCGTTGAGATCAAGCCTCCGTCCTTCACGGTAGGCACCACAGGCTCTATCGGATTTGATGCTGATGTTAACGACCTACTGAATGGTCCCCAAGACTCTAGCAAGAAGATCGATGCGCTTGGTGACTACCTCAGCGAATGTCTCGGCTGTGACCTGCGGCTGACCTTCGACTGGCAGCTCCAACCCCTAGACCTCCTGGGTAGCGTAGGCAACTTGCTCGGAGATGTGAACTCGGCCCTCGATAAGTTCGAGGGCTTCCTCGACCCCTTTGAGTACCTGGTTGATCTATGCGACCTTCTCAATGGCCTGAGTTTCCTTTGCATCCCTGACCTAGTCATGATTCTCATGTCTCTCAAGATGCTGCTTAAGTCCTACCTGACATTCCAGCTTGGCCTGAAGATTGACTGGACGCTTCTTATCGGCCCGCTACTGAAGCTCATCCTTGGCGCTATCAGTACCTTGCTCCAACAAATTGCTGGCATCATTGTTGCCCCGCTCGATTGTGCTTACGCCGCGCTGATGACCGTAGGAAAACTACAGGACGAGCTTGCTCAGACCGCTGCTGTCGCCAACGCTGTCGCTAGCCGGGTTGCAGATCGAGCCACCGATGGTGGTGAAGACGATGTCCTAGACGACTTTGACTTTGACGTTGATAGCCGATGGAAGAACCTCTCACCCGATTCAGAATCAGTAGACGCCAGGAATGACAAATTCGATATTGACATTCCCACTGTTAGCGGATCCACCAGTGTGGGTGGATCCGAGACCTTCGTGTCAGTCCCACAGGGCTTCCAGATTGATGCCAATACGACACTGCCGGACGCACTAGAGAACCCAGCCTTCGTTCGAGCGAACCCGTTCAAGAAGCTCGCGCTCACAGTGCACGAGGCAAAGAACTTCATTATGGCTCTGGTTCGTAAGATCCTGTTGGCTAATGACAGTCTGCAAACTCTGGTCAGCGGCTCTCTTGGCCTGTCTCTCGGCAATCTTGGCTTGCTGCTGTTCGTCAAAGACCAGATCAACATGATTCTGCTGCTCATCAAACTCCTATCTCAGAACAGAGATGTCGGCGACTGGTGCTCGTATCTAGAAGAGAATCCTGCTATCTTGGAGCGAGAACTGAACGGTCTTAGAGTTGTACCCACAAAGGAGTCGCTGAAGCTTGTGCTCGGCGCTGAAGTTGTGGGAGAAGTAAAGACGTGCTTTAATGACCGTAGCCCAACCCAAAATGCGCTACTAAAGCAATGGGTTGCTGACCTTAAGCGTGATGGGAGTAGCTGATGTCATTCATGCAAGAATTTGACACCGCACTAGCGCGTCTAGACGATGCTCGCTCTAGACCTACGCAAGAACAGATTACAGACGCTACTAAGCAAATGACACCCCCCTCGGTGCTCAAGGTCAAGGATCGTACGATCGCTTACTCTGAGAGGCACAGGGGGCAGTGGTTCCGACCTGAATACGACTTCGACGAGATTCAGATTGCGCAAGATACAGACTCGTATCTCTTCCGTGCGATCCAAAAGAAAGTCGGGCGCGTAATTTGTGCCGGCATGTCATTCACCGGCTCGAACCCAGAGACTGTTCTCTATGTGGAGAACAGGCTCAAGGCTATGGGCTGGGCTAGCCAGCGACCTTGGCGCTCACTTGTTTGGGATACCTTTCACGATCTCTTCAGGTACAGCAACTGCATGTGGGTCAAGAAGCGCAGCGACCAGTTGTCTCCAGGAAATATGCGAAAGGACATTAACGGCACAAGGGTGGAGCCTGTTGCCGGCTACTTCATCTTGCCGTTCGAGACATTGGAGTTCAAGACCAAGGCCAATGGTGAGTTCAAAAAGGTTTTGCAAAAGATGCCCAACGGAGAGAAGAAGGAATTCTTCCCCAGGGACGTGGTTCACT